ATAAATTTAATCCTTTTGTTGAAAGTGCTGTGTAGCCAGTTGGTGTATCGTATTCAAATATTCCATTACCACTTGCGTTAGTTCCTGCACTAGATACTGCTGTAGTTCCGAAGTAGCCATTGCCGAAGTTACATTTAAAGACACCATCTTTAGAAGTTTCTCTACAATTTACTGCCATTCTCCAAAACTCACTTCCAACTGTAAATGAATATCCATTTGTTCCTGTTGATGGATTACTAGAATTTCCCCAAGTTCCATTAGTTCCAAAATATGCTTTGCCATTATCAAAATCTACAGCAATATTTATAATGTCATTAACAGCAAATGTATTCCAACCTGTTGCTGTACTTGAATTATTCCATATTCCACCATTTCCTCTTAAAGCAAAACCATCTCCACAAACTTCTATTGAACCACCATAACCAGCAGATGTTGGAGAAGCATTTACAAGTCCAATCATATAGCTTTCAGAGTTACTTTCTCCTGCTGTCATTTTTACTTCCCAATAATATTTTCCAGAATTAACTCCCAAAGTTGAAGTGTTACAAGCTGCATTTGAAGTTGCAGTTGTTACTGTATTACTTCCTTCACTAAAAGTAGATGCTGCAATATTATCTAATGGGTTCATTGTAGCAAAAACATTGCTTGGATTATCTTCTGTTTTTGTAAGTGTACCACCACCAACTGTAAAGTTATTACTATTACCAGATTGGTCAGTAACACTATTACCATCTTTTAAAATAAAGAAACCATTAGTTCCATAAGTTACACTAGGAGAAGTTTTAATTTTCCATTCTCCAGTTGTACTGTCTGTTTCGCCAAATGCTGATGCGTCATAAGCAGTTCCATCTATAAAATGAACATGAGATATAAGACCATTAAAATATGATGTTTCTGATGCAACATATCTTCCTAGTCTTACTTCTACTGCATCATTAACTCTTGTATCATCATTTTGATTTGGATAATTTGCTGTTTCCCAAGATGTGATTTGTTCGCCATTAATATATGCTTTAACTCTATCAGATTGTGTGGCTTGTGTTGTATCTATCGCTACTACAAAATGATACCAACCATTAGTATCTCTATATTTTGCGTTTGTTTTAAATTCAAAATCCCAAGAACCATGATAATCCCAAAAATAAAATTGGTCAGAACCATTAAATAAAATAGCAAAATTATTACCTGTTGCTCCACCTTGTGAAAAGAAATAATTTTGACCTAAACTACTTCTTTTAACCCAACCACTCCAAGTAAAAGTTTTTCTATTAGTTTCTGAACTTGGTGTTCTTGTTAGATATGTATTAGCCATTAGTTAAATTGTCCTCCACCTGTTGCACCGAAGCTAGATTGCAAACTAAAATCTCTAGTTACAAATTGACCCTCAGCATCAGTTATTTTTAATGTAAATTGATATAAAACTGGTGTTGTAGAACTACCACCAAAATCACTTGTTGTAATAGCACCAGTTGAGCTATTTAAAGTACAATTGGCTTGTGAATTATTTGTTAAAACACTTGTTGTTTCCGAAAAAGTTATTGCACTATCAGATGATCCTGCAACTGTTGCAACTGTTCCACTAAAATTACCAGCTACAGTTCCTAAACTCCCAGCAGCAGTTGTAAAACTTGGTGCAGTTGAAGCTGTTATAATATTGTTTGTTGATCTACCAGCAAGACCAGTTGGATTTTCAACTCTTACATAATAGTTACCACTAGCTAAAGTTACATTGACTGAAAGTGTTGTAGCATTGGTAAATGAAACTGTGTTAGCATTTGTAATAGCTCCTGTAGAACCATTAACAAAAGTAACAGATGGTATTGAAGCAAACCCTGTTCCTGTAATGCTTATTGTTGTAGCAGTAGCAGGTGCAATCGTTTGAGATACATCAGCTACAGTTGGTTTTGTTTCAGCAGCATCAACCCAAGTTAATTGGTTTGTAGAATTACCATTTGTAGCAAGTACCTGTCCATTTGTACCAACATTTTGAGGTAAAATTAAATTATAAGATTGTCCAGCAGAATGAGGTGGTGCTTGAATAGATACACCATGACTGTTTTGAGAACAGTTTAAAGTTAGCTTGGCATCAGCACTAGAGCCATCACCTTTAATCTTTAATACTGGATTCTCTATTGTACTGGTAGTTCCAGATACTATATTTCCAAGATTCCTTGCTTTAGACATTATTTAATTTTCCTTTATTATTTTGAATTTTGTAGGCTAGATATTTCTACCTAGCCTTTAAGTATTACTCTGCTACTGGTGGTGTATAACCAGTTAATGCAGTTGCTTCAGCTTGTGATAATCCTAAGTCTAATAGCTTTTGATTGCCAGAAACTTTAGCATTTTCTTTTGCATCTAGTATGGCTTGTTGTTCAGCATTATAAGTTTGTTGCTCTGCTTGTTGATTTTGAAACGCAGTTAATTCTTCTGCTGTCATTTCACTTTCAACATTATTTATTATTTTTTTCATAATTTAATTCTCCTTATTAACTTTTCTTATATCCATAAACTGAAAATGTACTGTCAGCTTTAATAGAACCACCAGTTACAGTAAAATTTATTCCAAATATTTCAACATTATTTGCTAGAGTACCTGAATAAGTATCGGAATAGTGATATGTACCATTATGATAAAAAGAGTGTCCAGAATAAACTACTCTATTTGAACCATCTCTAGGATTAAAAATATCACAATATCCTGCAGAAGCAGTTCCAGTATGTACATCAGCATTTGTATGCGTAATATAACTAACTCCCCAATCTCGACCAGAACCAGCACCATCTGTACCACCATTTGCATAAGCAAGACCATGAATAGTTTCGTATCCACCTGAAGTAATATTGTTTCCATTTGTGTCCATTAAATAAGAAACTAATCTTTCACCAGATGTACTGTGATTATAAAAGTTTGACCAATGACATCTATAAACATCATAATCAGCAGTAAAGCAGTTGTTAAAATTTACATATCCAGTAGCACTGCCTACAACTGTTGTAGCAATATGTGATAAACCACCTGCTGAAACTTCTCCCCACTCTGGGTCGTTAGCACCTTGTTTAAGATAATAACCTGCTGTACCTTTTGGTAGTCTAGTTAATGCACTTGCACCTTTGTAGACAATGTCTCCTCTAGTTGTAAGTGTTGTTGTTAAGTCAGTTCCATCAGTACCATTAGTACCTGCTGAACTCATTATATTCCAGTAAGCTGTCGCATTACCTACTGGTTGATTTGTGTGTGCTTGAATACAAACATAACTAGAGCCACCAGATGAAACTACATCATCTACTGCATAAGCTGTGCTGTTACTGTAAGCACCTTTCCAGTTAAATTTGATAGCACCTAGATTTACTGTTGCCATATTTGTTTCCTTATATTGTTGCTATTAATTCGCCATTACTAATGCTAAATGTAAAACCACTAGCACTAAATAAGACATCATCAAAAGAGGCGAAAGTTGAACTTGAGATATTGTCTGCACCCTGATTAGTCGTTGTTATAATTAACTGACTATCTGAATTTTTACTAAAACCATAAACTTCTGCACTTGAAGTTGCACCATATTCTAAAGCATTTCCAGCAGCATTTACTTTAAGTGCCTGTCCTGCTGATCCAATTGAACTTAAACCTGTACCACCTCTTGCAGTTGCTAAAGTTCCTGCTGTAATATTTGCAGCATTAATTGCAGCTACATTAAATGTACCATAAGCAACTATTGAAATTATATCACCTGCTGTAGCACCACTAGCCAAAACTACCGAAGTTCCAGATGTTACTGTTACATCAGTTCCATTAACTAACTTAGCTCCATTCAAATAAATATCTATAAATCCTGCGTCATACGCAAGTGTGTTTCCATTATCATCAGATCCTGTAAAAGTAGTTTGTCCACCAGAAGCTGTGTATTTAAATCTAGCTGCTGTTCCATTTACTGTAGATCCTGCTGCTGCCCAACCTGATGATTTATAAACTTTTAATTCGTTTGCTGTAGTATCAAAATAAAGATCCCCAACATCAAGTGATGATCCTGGAGCTGAACTTGCTACTCTGTATCTTTCAGCAAAACTATTAACTCCAGTAATGTTTGCAGCTGTTGTATTAACATTTGCAATTGATCCACCTGTTAAATTTACATTAGCTATAGACCCACCTACAAGACCTATATTAGTATCTGCTGCTGCAACTGTTCCAATTGTGTTTGATCCACTTAGGTTAGAAGCTACTGTACCAATATTTGTATTTGCATTTGCAACTGTCGTTACATTTCCTGAAATTCCAGAAACTGTATTTATATTTGTAGCATTTGAATTTACAGCACTTACTGCACTTGAAATATTATTAACACCAGTTATTGCACTTGAGATTGCTGCTACTGAACTTACCTCTGTTGCTTTTGGAACTAATCTATGAAAATTGTATGTGTGTTGTGTAGTTGTAGATTCAACTAAAATACCAAAACCTGCTGCTAAAGTAGCTCCATTACCACAATTATTTAAAGTAACTGTTGATCCACCAACTGTTCCATTTGATATTGAAACTACACCAGAGCTATTTGCAGTATGAGAACTTGCAAGTGCTTGAACACTAACAATAGTTCCTACACCATCATTGACATCTGGATTTGTGTTTGGAAAACTTGTTTCGTTTGCAATTGGTACAAAACCACCTACATCATCTACAAGATCAGTAACTCTTGCATCTATAGCACCAGTTGTAGCAATAAAATTATCGTTACTTGTCCAAGATTGACCAGAGTTAATTAATTCAGATGTATCTTTATTTAAAAATCTAGTGTCTGCTGCTGATGTTGTGTAAAAAGTATTGTCATCTGGAGTATGAGCTGCTTGTTCTGAATTTGTAACTATAGCTGCGTCTGCAATCTTATCTATTGTTACAGCATCATTATTAATTTTAGCTGTCGTTATATTATTGTCTGCTATTTTAGAAGTTATAATTTGATCTGCACCAATGTGCTGACTATCTATTGAACCATCAACTAAATGCTCAGAGTCTATACTATCATCTGCAATCTTAGTTCCATTTATTGCATCTGCATTTATCTTGGCAGTTGTGATTGCATTATCTGGAATTTTGCTAGTCGTTACATTATCGTCTAAAATTTTTGATGTGATAATTGCATCTGTTCCAATTTTAGTTGCAGTTACTGCTCCTGCATTGATCTTAGCTTCTGTAATTGCATTTGCATTTACTTGTGATGCTTGGACAGCATTATCTGCAATCTTATCGTTATTAACAGCATCATTTGCAATCTTTGCAGTAGTTACTGAACCATCTGCAAGATTAGTTGAGCTAACAACTCCTAAAGGTATTGAATTATCTGTAGCTGTAAGACCTGCTAAATAAATTTCTAAATCTGTATCGTTTCCTAAAGCACCTGAATCCCAAGTAACATTTACTGTTGTAACATTATTAGAGTATGCTGATGAAGTTATAGTTCCAATTTTTGTACCAGTATTTGTTCCTGTTGCTTTTATTCTTCTATTTGCATGGTAGCTTGAAGTTAAATCATTTCCTGTTGATGTAATAGTGAACTGTGTTCCACTTACATAAGTTGGAGTGTATGCTCCACTTCCATCACCATAAATTACCCATTGTGCATCATTGTACCAATCTCTAGTATTTTTCATTAATGCTCTAATCGCATTATTCAAATCACTAGGTAACATTCCCTCTGCTGTATTTATTCCATTTAAAGAAGTGTTACTTGATTGTGTGGTTGAGTAATCTTTAATTCCTGCCATTTATTTGCTCCTAATTCATAAACCAACTAAAAGCCTTGTCGCTTTCAGCATTATTTTTGTTAATTAAAGTATTTACAGCTTCTTCAACTTGTCTTTGAAAAAACTCTTGTGTTTCAATTGAATATCTAATGTTATCTATATCTATCTTGTCTGACATTATCTTGATCCACCTTGACTTGCTGTTAAATCTATTCCTTGTGCATGACTCCAAACACTTCCAGCAGGTACTTTGACATTTGCTCTAAAATATCTACCTGATTGTCTTACAGGACTTATGCCTGTTGTATTTGTTGTGCTTGTTGCAGATGTTGTAACTGCATCTGCTAATTTATCTCTAGTTTTAATTGTTACATTTGCACTTGCATCTACAATTGGTCTGATACCAGTTACATTTGCTCTTAATCCTGGAAATATCTCTTGTTCTCTTGTTTCAAGTTCAGCTTCTAAGTTTGTTCCTGAAAAAATTGCTGCTTTAAAGTTTTCATCAATAGCACCTAATCTTAAATGTCCTGTTGTCCAATAAGGTGTGTCTAATGATATATTAATTTCATCTAAGTTTTCAGATAATAAATCCATTAACTCAACAGTATTAATTGTAACAAACTGTTCAAAAATTTGTGATGCTTTTACATTAGCAATTGACCATTTTTGAGTTACATAATTATAAATAAGTAATCTATCGCAAATACCTGTAGTATTTCCTGGATTGTTTTTACTTGGATATAACCATATCGCTAAAGTATTAAATGGATCTACTGCTGCTGTAATTCTATCACTAAATGCTTTGTTTAAATCAAGATCAAAAAATCTATTTACTTTCTCAGCTCCTATCGGCAACACTTGGTCGCCATTGATTTGAAAAAATCCATCATCTGCGTAAAAGAAAACTTGTCTATTGTCTTGGCAAACTGTTTGTCCATAAACAGCACCTCTGTTTGGAGAGATAACTGAAAATCTAAACACAACATTTCCACCCACAAAGTCCATCCTAGTTATTTGGTTTTGTCTAAAAACATAACCAACCTCACCAGAAGTGATCGCAACTATCTGACCACCTGATCCTGGCAGTTCTTGAGTATCTGATGAACTAACACCAGCTTCCCAAGTTGAAATATCGTTTATACCTGACCAAGCAACCTTGTTTTTTGCGTTCTCTATGTTACCTGTTACTAAGAAATCCCTAATAACACCTGAAACTCTAAACTTAGCTGGTACTGTTCCTGCTGTTGCAATACTCTGTAGTGTTGCAAAGTTAGTTGAAGTACCCATTAGATAATACATAGGAGGATTAACTCCATTACTTGCTATGATGTATTGTCCAAACTGAGTAAAGGTAAAAAAATCTGTATCTCCACCTGAAATAGTTAAACTTCCTTTAACAGATGTAAAACTTCCAGAGGTTAATTTGTAAATATTATCTTTTGTTGCAACAAAAGTAAAAACTGTATTTGTATTATCTCTAAAACTACCTGCACCTTTAGCATTTTTTGTAACATTAGATGCACCACTATAAGGAACTAAACCTTTAACTGGTTTATAACTTGTTTGTGCATGATAAACATTAGTTGCTACAGTTGCACCTGGATTTAAATTATCTGGTTGGTCTGGCAACCATTCGCCAAAAGGTAATTGCATAATATTCTAAGTATTTGTTGTTGAATAATTATTAGAGAAAGCACTTCTTACTGTATCTTCTGATCTTATTTGTAAAGGAGAGCCACTAAATTGATCTTCTCTGTCATTCAATTCTAATCGTTCCATAGCAGTTGCAAACATTTGTTGCCAAGTTTGAACTTGCTGAGGATTAATCCCACCTAAGAAATTAGCTGCATGAAACAAAGAGCCATACAAATAAATTGCTGGGTGAGTAGTTAAAATATAATTTGTTGTATTTGTGTCTGAAAGTTCATCAAAGGCTTTATAATAATTGATGTAAGCTGTGTAAGTTGAATCAGGTTTTGGAGAAAATCTAAATGTATCTCCTAAAATTGTATAACTAGATGGAAGTCCAGTTGTTGATGTTCCTTTTATTTGATCCATTTGTGAGGGTGTCATATATCTTAATGGACATTTGGTATTACCACTTAAAATATAAATATCTCTTACTTGTAAAAAACCAGTTGGCAATGCTTCTGTTTCACTATCAATAGTAAAACTTGTTTGAGCTATCATTTTTCTAACTCTTAACTTTGAATTAAAATCAGCTTCAGTAAGTTTTATAAAATCATCTGCTATCTCAGATGTTAAATCTGATCTGTTTAGCCAATTTGCTATAGATGTTTTTAAAGTTGTATAATTTGTTAGTGCCATTAAAATCTTCCTGATGATGTTCTGAAGTATCTGTAATCAGAACTGTTTAATTTTTCTCTTAATATTTTTTGTTGAATGTCTTTTGGTAATTCAAACCAATTACCTTTGTTTTGATCTTTGTGATATTCTTTTGTCCAAATCTCAAGAATAATTGTAGGAATAGTTGCTATTCTTTTTAATCCTTTATCAGGACTATAACCATCATTTTGATTATATAATCTTTTATTATTTTCTAAGATTGGTTGAACATCTAGTGATCTTTTTTGAACAACACCATCATTACCATTGTCTAAAAAAGTTTCAGTAATATTTTTATTTGTTTCTTCACTAATCTTTTTCATTAACGACCTTGACCTAAATATCTGTTTTGATTTCTTTGTCTTTTCTCTGATTTGTTTTGAGATTTTTTATGCACACCTTTTCTTTTTGGTGGCTTATCTCTTGGTACAAAATGGACAAACTTTTGTTTAGCCACTAAGCACCCATTTCAGTTACAAACAAATCTCCACTTGTACTTGTGTTTCTGATTGCAGCTATTTTCTCACCTGGTGAAACTTTAATAATTTCGTAATCTCCAGCATGAAGATATGCGTCACTTGTTGTAGCAGTTGGAGAAGCACCAAGTACATAATGACAACTATGAGTAGTTGCTATTCTGACAAATCTTGTTTGCGTTCCAAAAGCTGTTGAACAAGCCACAGATGAAGCTGTGAATGAAACTTTTTGTGAAGTTCCTGGTCTTAAAGCATAATTGTATGACATTAATATTTTCCTTTTTTACTTTTAACTTTTTTGCCTTTTTTCTTTGCAAAGGCTTTAGCTTTTTTCATTCCACTTTTTGTGTATGAAAACTTTTTTTTTCCTACCATTGGCATAATAATTTTCCTTTTTTAAGATTGGTATTTGTGGGGAAGTATCGCTAGACAAGATCCCCACAAATTTTGTAATTATCTTCTGATAACAAAAGTTATTTCCATTTTAGAAGCATTTGTTGAACCACCATTAGTGATACATTCAATTGTTCCATCTTCTTCTACTCTGTTAAGAGCAGTAGGTTCAGCAGTTGCTACTCTACCAGCAGAACCAGAAGCTGTATGACTTATAGCTCCACCAGTTACTGCAACACCACCTATTTCAAAAGAGATAGCTGCTGTTCCTGTAGTAGTTGCTTTGTTGTGTGTAATAATTTTAATTATTCTTCCACCATCTGGTACACATACAAATGTAGATGATGCTGTTGATACATCTGGAATTGCAGATGTAATAAAATAATCGTTAAGTGTTCTCATGTTATTTTCCTTTTTGATTGCTTCGTTCTGTCATTGACTTCAAAGACCAAACAAATTGTTGATTTAGTATTGATGGGGGATTGCTCCCCCACCAAATTAATTATTATGATGTAGTTAGATCGAATACTGCACCACTTGCTTTTTCGTTTTTAGAAACAAGTGTGTACTCAGCGATCATAGCTTTTTTCTCAGCATCACCAGTTTTTGCAAGATCCATAAGTTGGAAATCTCTTAAAAAGGCTACTGCCCACATATCAGGTTGTAGTACAAAACAATCTCTTGATCTTGAGAATCTGTTAGGTACAACTGTCATAGCTCCGAAATCACTTTCGTAAATGTCCACAGCATTAACAAGTCTTTTGTCTTCTGCTGAAGTCATTTTAGTTGAGCCACCAGTAAATCCTGATAGTTTTTGTTTGTTGAAAGAACCAAGCATAATCATTGATGGATCTCCACCCTCATCCCAACATTGTTTTACAACATTTTTTAGTTGAGCTTCAGTAAAGGCTCTTTGAGTTCCATCAGTTCTTGCTGTACCAGGTACATCTGCACTTGATACTTGTCCATTAGCACCATCAGATGCTTTGTTAGTAGATGCTTGAATCCAAGAAGCAAGACCAGATAATTTTCTAGCTGTTCCTGTTGCACCAGCAGTTCCTGTTTGGTTTAAACATAGAGTAGTTTCCATATCTCTTTTAAGTTCTTTTGAACTTTTAGAAATTTGGTAAGCTAATTCATTGTTTCTACCAGCTTTATTTACTGCATCTTGAGTACCAGAAACGATCACAGCTTTTCTTGAAATCTGTGTATGGTTATTGATTCTTGCAGTTGGAGCTACTGATCCAAAGCTGATTTCATCACCCTCAATGTGGTGATTGTTACTTGCTGCTGCTGCTAGAGCATCAGTTTGCCACTCATGTAAAACACCAGAGGCTTTTTCTTTACCAATTGCTGACATAAAAGGAGTATCTGTCGGAGAGATATTATAAATAATATCTGACAAATCTTCTCTATCACCAATGGCTTGATAAGTTTGGAATGTATTTGATACGATTGCCATAGTTATTTGTCCTTATTGTTGAGGTTATTTGTTAGTTATCATATCTAAAAAGACATCTTGAGCAGCTTTCATACTGCCAGATTTTTTTAGACGACTAAACTTTTCTCTCCTCAATTTTAAGTTTGCCTCAGATTTGCCTTGCTTAACACCTGATGAAAAAGGTTTGCTAGGTTTAGTAATCTTTTTCGCAATATTCGGTTTTGAATTTTGCATACTTCGATACTTCATAGCATCATTAACCAACATCACTATTCTATGATCGTACACTTGAGCAACTTCTTGGTCGTTAAACCCATAATTGTTTAGTGTGCTTTTCATATTAGCTTTTAAGTTTGAAGCCTTTGATGGATCAGAAAATTCTGGCATCTTAGATACCAATTTTCTTTGTTGATCTTGTAAATAACTTTCAAACTGTTGTTTTTGTTCTGCTTGAGTTTGTTGTAAAGATTGATTTAAAGCATCTTGCTTTTTCTTCAACTTTCTTTCAAGTCTAGCAGCTTCTGTTGGATCTTCTTCATACAGTTTATCTAAATCGGCAGAATTAATTTCTGCGTTTAGGTCTTGTTGAGCAACAGCTAATCTCTGATTCAACTCATTGAGTCTTTGAGAATAGTCTTGTCTTTGCTTTTCAGACTCAGATTGAAATTGTTTTCTTTGATAAGAAAGTTCTTCAGTCTTTTGTCTATAGTCAGCATCTCTTGAGTAACCATTTCTCAACTCATCAAGGGTAACTTCTAACTCTTGTCCATTTACTTTGACAGTATAAGATGGGGAGTCTTGTTTCTCTTGAGTTTCAATTTGTTCTTCGTCTTGAGATACATCTTCGGAAGTTTCTTCTTCAGTTTCATCTTGCGATTCCACCTCTGTTTCTTCTTCCTTTATTTCCTGTTCCTGTGGTTGATCTTCTTCAGATTCCACTTCTTGTGGTTCAGGAGAATTCTGTTCTTTTGGTTGTTCAGCTTTAGCTTCTTGCTTAGGCTCTAATAAACCATTGATTGCTTTTTGTGCTTTTGTGATGTCAGTTTCAGCTTCCTTTAGAGGATTTGCGTAATTGTCTGCCATTGTGTTTCCTTTGTAAGTTAAGCTCCTCTTATGAGGTTGGCTTATCCTAACCTTAGTGATTAGAATTTTTTATTCTTGATACTTTTTCTATAATCTTCTAACTGCTTGGCAGCTAGTTTTCCTGTATCAATCATTTCTAATAAATTTTGTTCTACTTTGTTGACCACATTGTAGGCTAACCAAAGTTTTTCTCTGGCATCTGTTTCAATTGCACCAGTATTAAATAAACTTTCTGAATATAAAGTTCTTAGTTTATCAAAACTTTCTTTTAATAAAGGATCTTGAAATAATGCTTTAGCTTTGTTCGCCTGTGTCAATTCCTGGTTGAGCTTGTCCTGTTCGCTGTTGTCCATCTAAATTATCTACTTGTTGTTCTAGTCTGTCTGATGATTGTTGTGCAGCAAGGAAAGTTTTATTTCTGTTTGATGTAACTAATTTTTCTAAATCAGCATCTGCTTTAATTTTAGCAGCATCAAGTTGTGTATTATATTTTAGCTCCATTTCCTTAATCTTAGTTTCAAAACCTAAAATAGCTTCTGCTGTTTCGGCTTTTAATTTTCTAGCTTCTAATTCAAGCTCTGCAACTTTTCGTTTTTCTTCTGATGCAATTCTAGTGAACTCAATTTTTTCAATCGGAGTTGGTGGAGGTGGAGGACTAGGTTGTACTAGCTCTTTACCCTCATCTGGATTAACAAAATAATTTTCAACATTTTTAAGTCCAGCTTCTTCGATAATTTTAGCAAGTGAATTATAAATGTTTTTCAAAGTAACCATTGGATATTCTTTGTTACCTTGTAATTGGAAAGCCTGTAATTGTTTTTGTAAAATATTATTTAGCATAACAATTTGTTGATCTTTAGAACCAGCACCTAAGCCAACAGTTATTGAAATATTGTATCTGTCTTTCCATTCAGTAGGACTAACTGATACAAACTTATTATTTAATTCTACAATTCTTTCTTTGTTTTGATATTTAACTGTAAGCTCAAATATTCTTCTAAATAAATCTTTAATACCAGTTTCTGCAAACACTCTAGCGATTAGTTCCATTCTCATTTGAGATTGGCTCATCAAAGTATTTACACCAGTTGCAGTTTTGTTTAACGCATCTGCATCTAATCCTTGTGAATATCTTGTAACACCAGTTCTTGTTTCTCTTACTGTGTCTAAGTATTCTAATAAAGGAAATGCTTGTTGTGAAATCGTTTGGTTTTGCATTGGCAGCATAACCTGACTTGGTGGTTGTTTAGTTCTAACCACCCCACCTGGTCTTGATGTAAGTAGGTCATCCAAGTTGACCATACCATCCATAATAGCCACTCTGTTATTATTCGTTAGATACATATTATCTAACAACTGACGCATAACAGTTGATTTAACTAATTGGACATCTTCAACTAATTCTGAAACTGATCTACCATAAAATCTATGTGGCATTGGAACAGGAGTTAAAGAACAGAATGGAATAAAATCGCAAGGCATATTTTCTAAAATTGTACTTGCTTCACTTCCAGCTACGATTACTTTTCTAAGTTCTGCAATACCATCCCCATCCATATCGCACTTAACATAGCACTCATAAATTTCTATATCCTGTGTACTCTCATCTGGAGCATCATTTAATGGACTTTCATCTATGTCAGAAAATCTTGCTAATCTCTCATCATTAAAAGTAATGTTATTTTGAGTAGGTAAATTTTCGATAATATCTCTGTCAAAACCCATTTGTATAAGTTCTGATCTAGTTTTTAAAACTCTGTGTGCAACAAAATCTGCATCTTCAATACTCTTTGCTGACCTTTGAATTAAAAATTCTTCAGGTGGTATGTTTTCTATTTTAACTTTGCCAGAGCTTGATGTTCTTTTAATAATACAGTTATGTAGTTTAGGAGTTGGTATATCCTCCATCACTTGACCTTGTGCTTCGGCTAATGCTTTTATTTCTTCTAATTGTTGTTTTGCTTTTTCATCAACAAAACTTTCTTCTTGCACAACCTCTACATCATCATTGTCTAATAATATTTTGTATTCTTGGTCGTTTAAATTTTCGTAAGTTTCTTGCTCAACCTTTTCACTCTCATCCCAATAAACTTTTACAATTCCATTTTTTTCAATTAAGGCATCTTTAAACCAGTTATATAAAATACTAAAACCATTGTTATCTTTGTTAAAGATATAGTTGATATAGTTAGTTGCCTGTTCAGCAAGTGCCACATCTTCGGCTTTTACTGGTTCGCATTTTACAGTTTGGTCTGATGAAGTAAAAATTTTTAAAAGGTTTGGCAAGATGGTTTCAACAGTATCAGCAACATCAGTTGATACTACTTGTGATCTGCCATCAATCTCAGTACCTAATGGTTCTCCCATATAGTATTCTAAAGATTTCTTTCTTTGGGATGATAGGTTTCCACCCATATAACCCATAGCATTGT